AGACAGTAGCTGCTCTCTCAAAATACTTGTCCGGAAAACCCTGGAGTCTGAAACATTCTTTCGGTGTCAGTTTCCGGATCTTCAGATTTTCCGCCACTACTCCTGCCGTTGCACCTGTCTGTAATGTTGGTGCTGTCTTGCCTTCGTCTATCACTCTTGCTCTCCTTTTGGTCGAGGAAGGAAATGCTAAGTCTATACCCCCCCCGATACCGACTTCCAGGTAGCCCTGTTTAGTCGCATTCCTCACTCTTAACTTCTTCATCTCTTACCTCTATCAGCAGAACCATTCCGGATATCCCTTTACCAAGTCCTTGCCTTGCACATAGTGTCGGACTGATAAAATCCTCACGGATCCTAATGCCTTCGTCATACCGGAAGTCTCCGACGTACCACCCCCCCCTATTTAATTTTCGTAGATCTCTTATCATGTTCCATTACGTAGGTCGTCCAGAATCCTGGAGTCGAACCACAAGCTGTATCAAGTGTGTTTGATATCTCTGTTGGTATTAACTTCCCTTTGACTTTATGACCTATTACACCTTGTGGTGTCCGTTGACCTTGAGGAATGTCTGTCTGTCTGTCTGTCTGTCTGTCTGCAACATATGTGCCAACACTGTTCCTGTCACCTGCAGCCAGAGTATTACTTATCACTCGGTTACCCAGTCGCTGTCCTTGTAGTTCAGCAGTCTCTTCACTGTATGCTCCGAGAGGAAATATTTCGGATCCACTGAGTCCTCCAAGATGTCCGATAATGAAACATCTCTCCCGATTCTGTGGAACTCCGAAATGTTTACTGTTAAGCACTTGCCATTCCACGCCATACCCAAGCTCGACCATACTTCTGATGATCGTCTCGAACGTATACCCCCGGTCATGGTTGAGGAGTCCTCTGACGTTCTCAGCGAATAGATACGTAGGTCGTCGAACTTCAGCCAGTCGCATGACCTCAAAGAATAGAGTGCCTCTCGTATCACTGAAACCGCCTCGCTTTCCAGCAATGCTGAAACTTTGGCACGGAAATCCGAAACAGTAACACTCTGCCTCTGGGAGATCATCTGCTCTAACCCTGGTAATGTCATCTGCATACCATTCTCCATTTGTGTATTCTTCCTTCCTGACTTCTGTGAGTCTTTCCTTGAACGGCAGCTCTAATAACTTCTGCCGCTGCTCTTCTGTTACCGTGTGCATCATCCGGTAGGATGCGTCTGCGTACTTGTCTATCTCGCAGTGACCTACGCATTCATGACCTGCCATCTCCATGCCGAGTCTGAATCCGCCGATACCTGCGAAGAAGTCTATGAATCTCATGAACGTCTCCCTTCTGGATCCACTCCCATCTCTGCCAGGACTGCTGCACTTCTTCTCTTAATTTCATTTGAATTTACATTTTTATTTCTATTTTCATTTTCATTTTCAGTATGGGAATCCATATGAGACTCCATGTGGTGTCCCTTATGAGAATCCGTATGATTCTCCATATGGGAATCCATATGGGATTCCATATGGTTATCCATATGGTCGTCCATATGGGAATCCATATGGTTACCCATAAGGTTCTTTAATCTTTGAGCTGTGTATTTCTTTCTCTTGTTGATTTCCTTGTCTAAACGCTCGTTGTAATACTTGCCTGAATTATCTTTTACGAACTTTTCCTGGACAGTTTCCGGCGATCTTTTAATAACACTTTCCGGAATATGTCCTTTCTGATGCTGCCGACAAAGCAGTCTGATATATACACCGACCTCTTCATCAGTCATATCCATCACACCGACCAGGAAGTCCGAAGAATAAAACAGAAATGCGGGATCTTTTGCCATTGTTGTCTCCTTATGAATAAGAGTCCGCCCGGAACGTATGCGACCACAGATTTATGTACCAGTTACAATTTATGGACGGACTCTTATATGCTTACTTCACGTTTCCTTGCCACTCTCTTGATATCTGTGCGTCAAGGATCCGAATCTTTAACTTCAGTGTGTTGATTGATTCCTGTGCAGTCTTGTACATAGTCTCCGCAAGGTCTCTCTCGAACCTCTTCTTAGCCACTTCCGGAACTCCATATACCACCTTGTCTATTAATGTGACAGGCATATCCTGTGTCGTTCTCAGTTTCAGTGCCTCTTCACGAAGAGCTATCTTGTAGTCTCTTTCCGCTGCAGCAAACTCTCGTCCGTAGGTTTTCATCTGTTGACCAGCGACAGTCAGTTTGTTGCAGAGATTATTCATCTCGTTGATGAGATCGTAGTCCATACTCTTCTCCCTTCTTGTAGACCAGGTCTTCTTCGTTCCACCCTTCGTAGTGTTTTTGCAGATAGACACCGACCATGTTATGCAGCTTTTGCATAGTCTCTCCGTCGCCCTGATCCATCCGTCTGTGACAGTCTCTGCACATCGTGACGATGTTCTGTTCGATGCCGAGTCCGCCTTTAGACCGAGGAATGTAATGTGCTTCCGGAAGTCCAGGACGATGACATATCACACACAGTCCTTCGTCTCTGTCGTACACTATCCTCTTGGTCTTCTGAGAGATGGCTAATGCCTTAGCTCGTTTGCTTGATATGTTCTTCATGCAGCCACCTTTCATAGTCTCTCTTTATTGGGAATCTTCCGTGTTCCATGCACATACCCATGTACTTCAGTTTCGGCAGATACTCTCTGATGAACTGCGGATCATACTCGCACGGAATGAAGATCCTCTTCCTCTTGTCAATCGGAATGAAGTAGTTCTTATAGTGTTCTTCCGACAGCGGATATGCGAGGAAGGTCAGTTCCTTGGATCCCATCGCATACATTTCCACCTGTGCCTGTCTCCAGTACGTCTTTGAAACCTTGAACTCCTTGTCGTCCTTGAATGTCTTTACCTCGATGATCTTATCCCCCACGTTTCCGTCATAGTTGACTCTCAAATGCAGTTCCGGAATGATGATCTGCTTATCCTTCTCCACCAGAGGAATCGTGTCCAGGAGTGCATGTTCGTAGAAGGTTCCTGCAAGTGTGTATCTGTTCTGAAACTTCGGACGGAAGTTCAGACCCATCTTGCTCTGCCACCATTTGAAGAACGTGTCCGTCTCCCAATTGCCGACAACGAAGGACGTATCACTTGCACCTATGTATCTGCTTCTGTCCTGGTTCTTGATCATAATTCTTTTACCTTGTTCTCGATTCTCTGCAGCTTGTCGAACCATGTGAAGATCGCCTGGAACTCCAGGAACTCCATGCCGCAGGCCTGTGCCATCTCTTCAATACTTATGCCGCCTGCCATCTTCACAGAGATAAGTTCCGACAGTCTCTGTTTGCACTTCATGAGATCATGTGATGCGAGATCGTCTTCCGCATTCGTGCTGTTACTGCTCGTCTCGTCTCCCTTGATCCACAGTTCAAATCCGAGTCCGGTTCTTATTGCTACCCCTTTAACGAATGCCCTTGCATGTGCATTTGATACACGGAGCTGATTGATGGTATCCTCTCTGACCACGTAGACTCCATTCATCAGTGGATAGTTCTGCACGAACTCCAGGTCGTCGATAACTATCTTGACCCTGACCTCGAAGCATCTGTTCCGGTTTCCCTTGGAATCCGTGAACGGTTCGTCCACCATGAACAATGTGGATCCGTTCTTCTCATTGATAAGTGGTTCATAGTACACGGTTTCCGCACCATACTCATGCAGTAGATCGATGCACTTTGCCCAATTCAGATACGGAACTTCAATCTTCTTGCCGTTCTCGTCTCTTGCGTCTCTTCTCTCACAGAACTGAGTGATGTCTATTTTCCTCAGTTCGTTATAAGGTTTTAACATTGCGTACCTCTCTTTCGTTGTGTTACAATAATGTTGCGTACTTTGAGGAGTCGGACTTCGGTCTGGCTCTTCTCTCATTCTTCCGACTCATCGCAGCAATACTTTTCCCATGACTCGTCCTCGTCATAGTCTCTATCCCAATCGTCGTACCGATGAGCACACTTACCACATCCGTCGCACAGCTTGCTGTCGTAGAGACTTGTGGACAATACACACATACTTGCCATTACTCCATCCCCCTTACTTTCCTCTGCACAGCTTCGTCAACGATGTCCGCAAAGTCCTCTGCATACTGTTCAAGCTGTTCACGTTCTTCCGGATTTGCCTTGCTTAATGGCGGCAATGCTGCTATACGTCCGACAAGTGCAAACAGTTTGTTAGCGCTGTCCTCATCGAAATGACGGATTATTGCATCCCTATATCCGTGAAGTATTCCGGTCACATCCGCAGTCAGTTCGGTCAGTTCTCCGACCATCTCGATCTCTCCGTCTTTTGCTCTGATCATTTCAGTTTCCCCCTTAATTTTTCTAATTCCGATTCCTGCAACATGAAGATTCTGTGATACTTCTGAATCGTTTCATGTTCAAGTTCTTCTACGTGTTTCGTCGTTTCGTACAGACCTTTGAAGTAGGCCACTTCCTCTTTGAGTCTTGCTATCTCCACTTCCAGGTCGTTACACACGTCTCTTAATGTGTCATAGTTCATATCTTTTCCTTTCTACTGAATACCTGAAATAACGTATGCTGCGAGGAATGCCATCATGCCGATGTATCCCTGGCAGTTAGTCCAGAACTTCTGTCTGTTCCATCTCCATTTCTTCATGCATCTTTCTCCTTTCCTTGCTCTCCTTGATTGCCCTGTTCTCCACGTAGGCATTCAATAACTTCAGTGGTATCTTCCAGTTCCGTCCTTCTCTGTACCCAGGAAGTTCTCCCCGGTCGAGCATCTCCAGGACGGTATGAGGATCCGTGAGTAATAACTTGGATGCCTCTGTTGCGCTCACGACTAATGCTTTCATCTCGTCTCCTGTTTGTAATTTCCAAACTTAATGCGTAAAAAAATATCTGCTAATATCCTCGTGTTCTATATCGAGGACATTGCAAATATTCTCTATCTCGCTCTGTCTGAAACTACGCTTACTGTTGATCCTTTCCGTGAAGGCACTACGGTTCATGCGGATCTCATCACATAATGATGCCTGTGTAAATCCCTTTTCCTTTATCCTTCCCAGAAGTTTTGAGTAATTGTAAGTTGCCATTTTGAACTCCTTTCTGTTTGGTTTTTACAAACTCATTATAAAGATGGGCAGAATCATTGTCAATAATTAATTTTGTCTTTTGCAAACTTTTTTCTCATTAGTTGTTCCAATGTGTTGCAATTTGCAAATTATAATGGTAAGATACTG